GCAGGTCTGGACTGCTGAGGCTGGCGCGGAGAACGGTGGTAGGACACCGCCGCGCAGCCGTTTCTCTTTTAACTGATTGAATCACTCCATTCTTCGACATATAAGAAGACAGAGTAATCAACGTCAATCTTAGGCTTGTCATAATTAGTGCGAATTCTGACGCTACGGCCAGTTTTTACCCCAAAGTTATGATTGAGGAACAAGACGACCATCGTTTTATGTTCAAGAGCCAGATATACCTTTGGATCATTGTAAGTATTCTTGAACTTAGCCTCCAACCATGTATATCCGCCATCTGCCCATAAATCTTGGGTCAAATGAATCTTTTCACATTTACGTAAACCGAGAAGTCTTCTGAGTTCTGCAATTTCAGAAGTAATACTGTTCTGCGTTGCCGATAGTGCCTGTAGGTCTTCAATTTTCTTCTGTAACGCAGCCAACTCCTCACTTTCTTCGGCTGCGGCTGCAGACTGCTTCGCAACTTCTAAGTCGGCCATTACTTTAGAAATTTTCAGATGTAGGGCTTCAATCTCATCACTGCCCTTGGCTGAATCAAACTGGATACGCAAGATCTCCAATTGACTCTTCAAAGCAGAAACTGTTGCATCAGACTCAACCAGTTTATTCAATGCCTTATCCAGTTCAGCCTTTTGTTTTGCAAGTTCCACCGCCTGTTCAGAAATATTCGCACTGCTACTTTCCAATAACTTCAGACGGCCTTCTAATGAACCAGCAGACTTAATTGCCGCTTGAGAAACGGCCAATTGTTCAGACAATGCTGCGATTTCAGAGCTTTCATCGGCTTCCTTAACGGCTACCTCAAGCTGCTGAATCTTGGCCAACAAACCGTCAATAACCGTAGAATCAGTTGTGCTACCAGCTGACGGCAACACAATAATTGCCTGACCGCTGACATCAACATTAACTGTCTCCGCAGTCGGCTCATCATCCGACAAATCAACAACAACATTCGTTACACTCGGTTTAACTTGAATCTCGCCTTGCAGATAGGTTTTAACCACATTCCCGCAAACCGCACGTAAGTCATAAGATGCACGGAGCCAGGTTAAACTACGGGTTAAGGCGGCCGGAAATAGTAATACAACCAAATTGTCCGCAACCTTGATTTCAGGACGAACTACCGAACCATCCCCGGCCACGATATCCATTTGAAAATGCGTCTGAGACAAATCCAACGGAGTTGATTCAGCGGTCAATCTCACCTTAAACAAGTGCGTGTCGCCGCGATAAAGAGTGAAGTTTTTTGTTTGCGGCTGCATTTCAGACGGCCTTTCTCAAGTCGACCGGCGAACATAACGACGGCTCGGCCACTCCCATTACTTCCCCGCACCATTCCGAGCAGAACCATTTATCTACCGACTGCCTCAAAAAACGGCGGAAAAACGATGTCACGCATAACACACCCAACAAATCATAGCGCTTGCCCTTAGTGTTTCTCCACAAAGAAAACAGACGCTCCATGACGATTTGTTGATTATCCAGCACAATCAAATCCCACTTTTCGGCAGGCAACGGCATCCGTTTGCAGCGCACACCGCTATCACGAAAAGATGATGAATAGCAATCAAAGAGGCCGTCTGAAAACGCTACTGATACGGCAATTTCGCAATGTGAATACGAGCTGCGCGTGGCACGGCGGATAATCCAATCGATCAGCCGCAAGGCCAAAGTCTTGGGCATGCGGCCTGATTTATGCCCTTTGTACAAGGCCAGATAGATTCCTCCCATCAGATAAACTCCGGTAAGGTAAATGTAATCTCAATTTTTTTCAAATCCGCTTGGCTTTCGGCCGCCTCAATCTTGCTTTGCAGGGCTTGGCGTTGCCCAGCAACATGGGCGGTCAGCGAGCTGTAGGCATTGGCTTTACGCAAAGCGGCCGCGCGCAGTTTATCCAAATCAAAGCCGCGCGCTGCGGCGATGGCGGCTAATATGGGCGTTTTCGTTTCAGAGTTGGCATGCCACGCCTGCGCTTCGGCAGCTTGCAGTGGCCATGTCGCAACTTCAAACTCGGGCGTTTTGTTGAGTTCAACCGCACGGCTGACAAACTCTTGCGCGGTGCGGTTGATTTCGGCCAGTTTTTCAGCTTTGGCTTTTTCCAAGGCCTGCGCTTTGATTTCGGCGGTGCGTTCGCGATTTTCCACCCATGATCCATTTTGCCATTCGTGCGCTTCGCTTGGACGTGGTTCAAGGGTCAGAGCGTCTGAAAGCGCGCCCACGGCATCAATCATAAAGGGCGAACCATCGGCGGTGCGGTAGGCGGTTTGTCCGCGAAAATCGGGCAAATACTCCCAGTTGGAGCCATTCCATCGAGCGGCGTGGCCTGAGGTAATTTCGGGTGGGTTGGTATCAATGCAGCCGGCGGGAATCAGATAGCTTCCGTCGCGTGCCATGATGTCTAGATCGGCTGTGGTTTGGCCGATGTAGAGATGGTCGGCATCAAGTTGGCAAACGGGTTTTGTCCATTGAATGTTTTGGGTCATTTTTTCTACCTTTCTAAACGGTTTAAGGCGGCTTATGCTTTAATGCATGCCAGCAGGGCGATATTACGCGGTCGGGTTTCAACCCCGCCCGTGTATGATGTATAGGGGTAAGCATTATCGTTATCTACCCCGCCACTAGATCCCACCCCCGTCCCCGCATACCCTTCAGGCGGGGAATACGAATTTGGGGTTTCTCCGAAATAACTGATATGGCGATGGCTTTTTAATTCATCTCCCTGCCATGAGCCTAAGGCACGATTTCTATCAATGGCTCTGCCGTCATCCCATGAGCGGATGAACTCGCCTCGCAGGTCGGGTAGGTTAAAGGTAGTTCGTCCGTCGCCTGCGCCATAAGTGGTGCCGATGAGGGCGAATAGGTTGGCATAGACGGTGCGCGACACTGCTGCGCCGTTCGCTTTGAGCCAGCCGAAGGGGACGGCGGCATGGGCAAAATAGGCGATTGCGCCTGTCGGGACGCCGACGTTCATGGTTTGGTTGTCGACTTTGGCGACCAGTCCGGGGGTATCCCAGCCAATAGCAATCTGATGCGCCGCGCCGCCTAGCCCGATTGCTCCTCCGCGTTTGACTGAGTTGTCAAACGCTTTATTGAGCGCAAACGATGACGGGACGGTTGTACCCGTGTAGTCATCTGGGTTTTGGCTTACTTTGCGGGCGGTAATAATGTCTGACCCGTCGTACTGGAGCGTGCCATCATTATTAAGCTGTATGCCCTTGTTTGTCTTTTTATTGCGGACGTAGACGCCAGCCGCATCAGCGCCGATGTGCAGATAATTATTCGCGTCAAACAATGCTTTGCTGTCGGATACGGTGATGCTTTTGTAAAAATTGGGGGCTTCCATGCGGGCTTTTACCCTGCCCAGCTCGTCATAAAGCCAGCGTGTACGGTTTGCCAGCTCCCGTGTCGGGCGGTTGTCGATACCGTTAGGGCCGCCCTGTACAGGGTCGGAGGTCTCCCATTGGTAAATGCCTGCTTCCCAGCGGCTCATTTCGCTTAAATTTGCCATCTATGCTGTACCTCGGTTAAACGTGCCGTCCCTTAATGCTTGTCCGTTGTGCCTCAAGGAGACGTGTTGGTAATCCAATGCCGCCAAAACACATCGGGCAGGTGCAAACGCCCGCAATGTGCGCCTCAGCAAGGCTGCTTGATCGTTGGTAATGGTATTGGTCATAATGATGCGGTAGTGTGCCCACCGGTCTGCATGACCGTGTGTATAACTACCGTCACGGTGGATTTCGCCGTTGTGCAGCTTATTGCTTAAGCCCTCGACGATCTCGACCTCGCCGAACCCTAGTCGGCGCACAATCTCGCGTATTGCCCAGGGTGTGCCTTTGTACCTGTGGAGCTGGTAGGCACCCTTGATCAGTTTGCGACGGGTTTCGTCGCTCTCGGCAAGCCAATAGCCGTCCTCGCCCAATATGCTTCGGCTCTCCGCCAACAGTTCCAAATGTTCGGGCGCGACCAGCTCAGTCAAACGCGGCATCAGCTTGACCGCGTCAATGTCACTCATCCTCAAGCCCAAATCGGCCAGCATCCGATAACGTTGATCGCGCTCGATAACGGAGGCATAACTCAGTGTTGCCATTGTTGCTACCCCTCCGCCGTTTCAGACGATGTCCGGATATTGACGGACGTACATCTTGCCCATTGGTCGGACTTGACAACGGTTAGGGTCGGTTTTTTAAGGACTACGTTATAAACGCCGGCGACTTTTAAAACCGTTTGGATGTCCAAAGGCACAATATCCGTGCCCAATTTTTCGCGGCGCGTTACTTCATAATCCGACCATGCTTGTTTTGCCGTCGCCAAAACCTCGGCAGCATTAACCCCGGTATACAAAACCAGCTCTGCGTCCAGCGTATAGTCGATTGCTGCCGGAGCAGTTACGGTTACCGTGTCGCAAAGCGGACGGACGCGCTCGCCAGACAGAAACCTTTGCACCTCGCTCACCAGCTCCGAAGACGGCAACCCGTTTTTGGTTAATAGCGTTACCCTTACTTGCCCCCCTATCGGAAGGCCGTCCGACCCCGTTAAATTGCCCACATGTACGTCGCAAATAGCAGGACTGACACGGCGGGCAAAATACTCATAAGCCCCGACAGGACCTGCAACGCTAAAGCTTTCGGGGGCAAGCAGGATGCGTTGGCGGTATGCCTCATCAGATTCTTCCGCCGCGCCGCCCGTCGGCACAGTAGTGTTGACGGCTGTAACGCCGTCAATTGGATTGACGAGCGTATTAACCTGCCCTGCGGCAAAACCGTTACCGGACACGCCGGTTTGGAGGCAGACAGCCTCCAAATCTAAAGTACGGCTTGACGGCGAGAGCGTGCCGGATGCAACCGTCCGAAACACGGTTGCCCCGGCGGCCCCGGCAGCGGCCCCGGCGTCGGCCGTTGAGCTCGCCGAGCCCGCCCGGGACGCGCGTCGCAAGGCCTTCTCCGTCTTCTTCTCCGCCTTCTGATCGCGCCGACGACGGGACCTGGGGGCGGCCTCCGAGTCGAGGTCGGGGGAGGGCTGGGCCGAGGCGCCCGCGGGCGCGGCCGAGGCCTGGGCGGAGTGCGGAGCGTCGTCCCGGCCC